TATGTTTATTTTTGCAAGAGAAATCTCGCACCAAAAGTCAAAAAGAAAGGAACTTTTGTAACGAACAAGGAACGAAAGGATTCAAGATCTAATCCCCCAAACTCTTCTAAATCTACTTTAAAAACATGCTTGAAGACTCGAAGGTTTCCATGTCTCATGACATCTTGGTTAAACAGGTCCGGCCCTAACCGATCCAACTCCTCCTTAAAGCCTCCCAGAAAACGCTCGTAAACTCGAGTGACCAATGGCGAATTGAAACCTCCGATTAACATGAAAGCAAAGACTCGAGTGAAGGACACGTCGATGGTTTCAACTGGAGATTCCGGGTGTAACATTCCAAGTAGCAGTTCCCGATCTTCTCGGAACAATCGGCCGTTATGGACTTGGTATCCTATGAACTTGCGATCATCAAGCACGTTGGTCGCAACGACCTTCTCCGGCTTAATCACTAAACCAAAGCGGGCAAACACACACGCAGAAAGGTCCAGGACTTGGGCGTCAAGGTCAGGCTTTTCAAGGAAATTAGTCTTGTAACAGAAATCGTCACCGAGTACTCTTGTGTCGAAGAAGGGCACCTGGATGTCAGATAGCGAAGCGGTCATAGTGAGATAAACGGCAAGGGAGTTGATCAAAAGTGTGAGGAAGGAGCCCGATGGCACGCCTCCGATTTTCTTGAACACTGAACCGTCAGGCAGGCAGAGATGAGTGAAGATGAAACAATCAACCAGATAAGCAAAAGCAAGCTCATGCCACGGCTCGGTGAGTTTCATATTAGGCCTTAACACTCGGTGAAAAATATCCATCAAAACGAAGCGGCACCGAACGGAGTCCCAGCCAGAAATATCAGTGTTGACGAAAGAAAACTGCTCATCCGAAGAGAGATATACGTTCAACCTTGAAATTGTGTCCTTGCCTGTCATGAACCTCCGTTGGTGATGAAGTCCAGCGAAAATCTGATGGTAGAAGCCGCGGAAAAACATGTTCTCAAGGATTGTGTGCTCGACGGGAGACACCCAAATACACCTCGTCTTGTTTTCCTCGACCTTTGACAAATGTCCACGCAGAGCCAACTTGCACGGAATCTGTTCCACCTCCAGTCCCTGTTTCCACTGATCGATCATCCAGTTAACCTTGTCGCGCGCTTCAAAAAGGACTTCACCCTTCTTCTTGCCAGGGAACGAAATGCCAGCTGAAGTGTTGGTGGGAATCTTGAGAACGGCAGCTTCCACCGAAAAAACACCAACCGGCCTAAACGAACCCTCCAGTTCAGATAAAATCGAGTCGTACTTGGCTTCAAACTCTGGATCAAACACCTGGGACTTGTAGATTGTCGGTCCGCAATACTTGAGTAACGAATGGAGGGCACGACCGAGACGCGGAACTTTCGTATAACCCTTGAGATCCTCGTAAAGCGATTCATCATAGTGGTAGAGTGCCTCTTTGAAATACTCATCCACATTAGAAAAGCCTCCAAGGATGTTATACTTGTAAGGAATGTTCTTCACGAAACGCCAACCATCAGAAACCACTGCCACCCGCTTGAAATCCTCCAACTTGATCTCGGCGAACGGATGCTTTTCGACGATCCACTTCCAGGTGTACTTGGTGATTTTAGAGGGTAGGGAAAGAAATGAAAAAG